GGAGATAAATATGTCATATAGTTATGTGTGGCCAGCAACCCTACCACAAACCCCCCAGAAAGGTTATACCGAATCTGGGGGTGCTAATATTTTAACTACTGCAATGGATTCAGGCGTTGCAAAACGTCGTTATCGTGGTAAAAGTTCTAATACAATGCAAGTAACTTTTTTAATGAGTGGTGCTGATGTGGCCACCATGGAAAATTTTATTGCAAACACTATTCGTGGAACTGCCAGATTTGGTTTTACGCATCCCCGATTAAAAACTGTGGTAGAAGTCCGAATTGTTCCTAATGGTAGTACAGGTCTTTATAACATTACATATGCTGCTCCAGACTATTGGACAGTATCACTACAGCTTGAAATATTGCCATGAGTAGATTAACCACAATGTCACCTGAAGCTATCCGTGCGGTGTTTTCACCAGACATGGATAGTGATTTAATTTTTTTGTTAACAATTTATGATCCTGCTACGGGTAATGTTGCGGTTAGACTTGCTGATAATTTTACTCAAAGACTAACACAAGCACCGTATGCAGAAACTGCTGATGAAGTTTACTATGGTGTTGTAAGTCGCGGAAATCAATTTCTTTTCTTGCCAATGGACTTATCTCTTCCCAGCGAAGAAGAATCACAAGCTCCTAAGTGTTCGCTAACTATGAGAGATGTTACTCGCTTTATAACACCAATAGTTAGAACATTAAGTGGACCTCCAAAAGTAACAATGGAACTAGTACTTTCTAAAACTCCAGATACTGTAGAAGCAAGTTTTAGTGGTTTTTATATCAATAGTTTTACATATAATGTCGACACGGTTACGGCAGACTTGTCTATGATTGACTATGATCGAGAGCCGTTCCCAATGTATAGCTTTACTGCTCCTTATTTTCCAGGATTATTCTAATGTGGTCAAATAAATACGTAGGTATACCCTATAAAGAAAAAGGCAGAGATCTAAACGGCGTTGATTGCTGGGGATTAGTGCGCCTTGTTTATGATGAGCAATTCAATATAAAATTACCTAGTTTTACTACTGAATATCACCAAGAAGATACATTACGTATTCAAGAGCTATTTTCTCAATACAAAGAAGGTTGGGTACAGGTAGATGAGCCTAGCGAAGGCACTGCTGTGCTATTTCGCGTATTTGGCATGGAATCCCATATTGGTATAGCCATTAGTTCTACGCACTTTTTACATGCCCGTGAAGGTTATGAGAGTGCAATTGAAAGCTTTAACTCTCCTCAGTGGAGAAACAGAATTTTAGGATATTACAAGTATTGTGAAAATACTACTTCAATGTCCGCAGTACCACACCCTTTGCGTACTGAACGTTTTAATATACCTATTGCTCCAGGAAGCACAGTCAGAGAAATTGTAGATAGTGTAAAGCTGCAAAATAATATTCAGCCAGAACTAAAATCAACTGCAGTTATCATGATTAACGCTCGCGTAATACCTGAAAACGAATGGGATCATGTAATATTAAAAGCAGGTGACTCAATTGAATACCGTGCTGTTCCAGCAGGTGGAGATACCTTTAGGATGTTTGCATTTGTAGCTTTAGCTATTTTTGCAGCTCCTATAGCTGGTTATATGTTAACTGGTGAATTTGCGGCAGTTGCTGGGTTACAAGCGGCAGCACTTACAGTTGGTGTTAGTATGGTTGGTGCATTATTAATTAATGCTATTGCACCTATTCGACCACCAGCTAGTCCAAATGACCCAGGTAGTCCTTCGGCGCAATTAATGATTACCAGTGCTGCTAATCAAGCAAGTACCTATTCAGCCATACCTGTTATTTTAGGTAAAATTAAAGTAACCCCACCATTGGGTGCTCAAAATTTTATTACATATGAAAATGAGCGTGATACTTATTTAACAATGCTGTTAGTTTGGGGGTTTGGTCCACTTACTATTGATGCTGCTACATTAAAAATTGGTAATGTAGCACTAAGTGATTTTACGCTTTCACAGTTTAGCAGTCCTGTTACATTAGATGATGGTAGCACTACTAGCACTAAATTTATCACATTGGATAGAAAGACTACTCCAAGTGCAAGTTTACTAAATATATTTAATTCTATTTATGGTAATGATACTTATCAAGTAACAAAAAATTTAGTACTTGCTTGTGATGGTAACCCAGAAGGCTCAACTGTAACTACTTATAGTGTTGATGATGCTGATCAAGCAAATCCAATAACTACTACTACATATGCTACTCCAGGCCCATGGTCGGAAACAGCAGGCAATGCTCCAGCAAATAAAGCAGTAGTAGCTATTCACTGGCCGCAAGGTTTACGAAAAGTCAAAGTCAAAGGTGATGGGGCAGGCGATAGTTATGCCACATCAGTAACTTTAGCATATCAAGTTAAGATTGGTACTGGTGCGTGGACTGATTGGAAACGAGTAACCTATGGTAAAGATGCTGCTAAAAAAGACGCATTTACTATAACTGAAACTTATGATAGTCCAACACCTCAATTGTTACAAGTAAGAGTTCGTCGTGAAACTGGAGCACACACTGAAGATAATCCAGATTGGAGATATTCTTTTGAATCACAACATTTAAGTACTACTTTTGTTAGTACTAATAGTCCTGCTGTAGATCCAAGAAACTGTGCTATTGCAAAAACTGCATTACAAATCAAAGCTAATGATCAATTAACCAATAGCATTGAAGGTATTAATGCCGTTGTACAAACTTATTGTTTAAGTTGGAATGGTACTGCCTGGGTAATGGCATCTACCAATAACCCCGCAGACTTATTTAGGTATATTTTACAACATCCAGCAAATCCTCAGCGAGTACTAGATGCTGATGTGTCTACAAAAATTGATTTAGCGAAGCTACAATATTGGCACGATTATTGTGTGTCTAAAGGTTTTACTTTTAACAAAGTACAAGCAGAAGCACAAAGCGTATTAAATACGCTAAAAGATATTTGTGCTGCAGGACGTGCAAGCCCTGCGCTAATTGATGGTAAGTGGTCAGTGGTAATTGATGAACCCAAGTCTACCATAGTTCAACATTTTAGTCCACATAATAGTTGGGGTTTTGAGGGTACTCACGCACTACCAAGACTTCCACATGGTTTACGCATAAATTACTATGACGAAGATCAAGACTACCAACAAGTAGAACTAATTGTATATGCACCTGGATACTCACAATCAAATGCAGAATTATTTGAAAGTATTCAATTACCTGGTATAACAAAAGCATCACAAGTAGAAGACCATGCTCGTTGGCATTTTGCACAAGCGCAACTACGTCGTGAAAGTTACACTTTAAATTCAGATATTGAATATATTGTAGCCAATCGTGGTGATCGTGTAAAAGTAACACACGATGTACCTATGTGGGGTTTGGGTAGCGGCAGAATTAAAAACCGTATTACAGATAGTATATTTGAACTAGACGAAACACTACCAATTAGTGCATCTAATTCATATACTATTAGATTTAGAAGTAATAGTGGTGCAAGTAATGAACGCACTATTAAAACTCAATTTACCATCACAAATGCATCTCGTGCTAATAATATAACTACTATTACACTAAATGCACAGCACCCATTAAGTGTTGGTGACATAGTTGCAGTTTCAGCTACTTTAACTAGTGTAAATGCTACGGCAACAATTACAGCAGTAACAACCAACGGATTTAGTTATGCTCAAATTGGAACTAGTATAGGTAGTACAGCAACTGGTGGTACAGTTACATTAACTGATGGTTATTACGATGTAGTACAAACTACTGCAACTATTACTAGCACAGACGCTAATAGTGGAGATTTATTCTTGTTTGGTAAGTACCAGCAAGAATCTCAAGATTTAATTATTACAAGTATTGAACCCACAACAAATAAATCTGCTAGAATTAGTTTGGTAGATTATGGTGTTAATAGCAGCTATAATATTTTTACTGACTATAAAACCCTAAGTGCTAGTACTATATTTAAAACAAATATTACTATTCCTGATCAATTAAATCCAAATGCTTTTAGTGCCACAGATGTGCCTGTTGTAACTAACTTACAAAGTAATGATTTAGTTGCAGAAATTATTAGCCCAGGTACTTATTCTTATAGAATTCGTGTAAGTTTTGCAAATTCTACAGGACTGCCAGTAGGTGCACAAGAAGTAGAATGTCAGTACGATTTATCAGCGGCCTTTAACGGTAATAACTATAAATCTATTGTAGTTCCACTAACCTCAAACACAGTTAATATTCCTAACGTAATAGTTGGTGAAACTTATAAATTGCGATTACGCTATGTAAGTTCAGATGGTAGAACAGGCCCTTGGGGTACTTGGAATACTCATACTGTTGTAGGTAAACTTTATAACTATGGTGAAGTTGCCTCAGTTAGTATTAAACGTGTTGGTAGGTATTTGGAAATGACTCCTACATTTGGGACTAATGCTCCAATACCCGATGATTTTAAGTATTTTGAAATTCGTGTATTGCGTTACCAATCACCGCAAGGTACACTGCCAGATGTATGGACTAGCACTGACGCAGATCTACAAAAGATTACCACTACTAGTGTTGCCCGAATGGATCTAAAGCTGTTTCCAGTAACGTCAACCGTACATCGTATGAGCGCAACTGGTGTACAATATGTGGTTGCATGCCGTGCGCTAGATAGTGTGGGTAACTATAGTTCTACTACTGCCAAAACGGCAATTACACTAACTACAATCCCAGCGTGA